CAGACTTAGAGGCTGTCTGGAGTTTACCTGCAAGTTCGTTAGCTAGTTTATAATCACCGTTCTGCATAGCAGTTTGAATACCGCGCTGCAACGATTCAGCACTGGTCAGGTCTAACCCTTGCATCAAACCTTGTCGCTGCTCTTGACGTTGTAACTCAGGGTCTTTGTAGCCCAACAAACCTGCACCGGCATCGCCTAAGCGACTACCGGCAGTGTAGAAGGCCATCTGAGCAGCTTGTTGAGGATCAAGCTTAGCGAACTGCAAAGCCCTAGCTTGAAGCTCATTGTCACGTTGTCGTTGGATAGACTCAGGAGTCATACCGAATAAACTATTCATTACATCAGCCATTATCTATCCTTTAAAAGTCCAACCAGCCTGTAGGCGAAGTAGCTGCATAGCTGGTAGCTTGGTTATATTGCTGTTGAGGGGTAACAGGAGAACCGCCCATCCAGTTAGCTATTCCGCTGGTGAAGCGAGAGTTACTACCCAAGCCTTGCAAGGTAGAACCAAGAGCGCTGTAACCAGTACCTCCCTGCATTGTACGGGCAGCATTAGTACCACCTTGTAACAGAGTGTTACCTACGTTAGTACCATACTGAGCAGAACGACCACCCAACTGAGCACCTAAGTCCAGAGGACTCTGACCAAGTTTCTCCAACTCAGAAGCCAAACCAATCTGTGTCTGAATTGGGCTATAACCCGAGGTAGCAATCTTAGCACCTTCACCGAACAGACCTGCACCGAACTGAGTCTGAGCACGTCCTTGAGCCATAGCATCAGCAGACAACTGTAAGTCTTGCTGCATCAAGGCATTGTAGTAAGCCTGTTGCTCAGGGTTAGCGTTACCTAAGTTACCGCCTTGAGCAGTACTCAGACCACCACGACCTGTGTTGAACAGGTTCTGAGTGATCTTGGACTGAGCCATGTCTCGGCTAGGCTGCAACAGTTGCTGCTGCTTCGCCATCCAGTCAGCCGCTGTCTGCTCAGGGGAAGTACCTAAGTACTGCTGACCTAAGTTGAACAGTGATTGAGCACCTTGTAAGCCTTGAGCACCTAAGCCTGCACCACCAGCACTAGCCTGAGCTAGGAACTGATCACGCAAAGCTGCAATGTCAGGAGCTACATCATAACCTGCTGACTCAAGATAACCTTGGTCATTCATCTTGAAGTTAGAGGAACCGAAGCGGGATGTGATACCCACTGGACGGAACTTCTGAGCTTCAGCAGCAATACGAGCTGATTCGAGTTGAGAATTAGCAGAAGTGGAGGCAGCATCGCCAGCAGCATCCGCTGACATCATACCACCTAAGAGAGCACCACCAGCAATAATCCACGGCATATTAAGCCTCTACTTTCTTATGTTCTTTGATTAAAACTTGATCTACTTTATTCACGTCAGTTTCCTCAGTTTGATGAATACAGAACCATGTGGAGTCTTCTAAGGCTACAATGACATGGTTCACATTCTTCACAATATTGATACAAGCAGGGGCTGTATATTCTTCTACTTTATCATCATCCAGTAAGACTCTAACCTTACCCTGAGCTAAGATACTCAGGTGGTCATAGTTATGCTGATGCTGACAAGCCATAGCACCTTTAGGGATAAACATCTGCTTGGCGTATAAGCCTTCAGAGAAGTGGTGTACAGTATCCATTCTCTATTTCTCTTAGGACACTCGGAGCCAGAGGGTTACTTCAGAACTTGCACTACGTTCAGCGTACCCCATACACCGCCAAGTGCCCGACAAAGTGGTAGTGCCAGCACCGAAGCCGCCAGCCGAACTAGCAATCAAATTAGACCCGGCAGTAGTTTGCCCGAAATTAATTGGAGAAGGCCCGTTGTTCAAGAAAGCCATAGCGTATGTACCTACATCACCTGCGCCTGCTGCTGCTGTTGCAGATAACACCTGAGCAGTAGAAGGAGAACCAGCACTAGCGATACTGACAGCTCCTGTCATACCGTTAACAGAGGTAACACCCCCGTTAGCTGCTGTGGTAGCTGATGCTGCACTGCCTGTGATGTTGATCGCCCAAGTCCCTGAAGCACCGCCACCTGTCTTGGTAGGGGCATCATCTGCAATCTGAGCCACAACAAAAGCAGTACTGGCAATCTGAGTATTGTTAGTGTTTACAGCAGCAGTTGGAGTTGTGGGAGTACCTGAGAAAGCAGGACTAATCAAGTTAGCCTTTAGACCAAGATCACCTGCTACCGCAGAAGAATCAGCTTTGCTCGAGATTGCAGTAGAGATGTTGTTGAACTCAATGTCAAACTCTGTACCTTTAACAATCTTTAAAGGATTGCCAGAAGCCAGTGAATCTTTACTAGCGAAGTTCGTACTTTTAACGTATTCAGCCATGATTAAATTATCTTTCCATTTTTAGCGTGTATCTCAATCTTCTGGATACTCAAAGCAAAGCCATTAATATCCGCTTCATAACCTGTTTGAACAACCTTACCAGCCCCTGTCGGATATGCTGTTAAAGTCTGTAAGGTAATGCCATCGGCGTACTCTTCATTATTGTTGTACTGCGCTATGTTAAACTCTGCAATGTTCTGTGTAGGGATCTTGACGTTCTGTGAGTAGTAATTTTCTTTGAAGTCGTACCCCCACTTAATAGTCACATACTGATCAGAACCACCGATAACAACAATAGAGAGTTTCTTCAGGATTGTGGTCACTGAAGGAGCACCTAAGTCAGTGTGGTTGGTAAAGTAGACCATCCGATAACTAGTAGCATTATCTTGATAGCCATCGTACTTGCCTACATAACCTGCCTTGCCTATCAATAGATCTCGGTTACGTAAGTAGCAGAAACTCTTAGGTTGAATAGCATCCCAAGTTGTAACCCTAGCAGAACCATCCTGAAGCATAGCTTTCATGTCGAAGCAATACACTACCTTCAATCCCGGTAATGTCAGTAAGTAGAAGGACTCATAAGGACTATAGACAGAACGGATAAGACTTAACACCTCACCTGCTACAGAACTCATCAAGTCATTACGTACGTTCTTGGACAAATCCCTGAAAGGAGCTGACTTTTCTTGGATGGTACGAAGGACACTACGAACACCTGTATCCGACAGGAAGATGATGTCTGAGCCTGTGTTCTGGATACTGTCACGAGCAATACAACCAATACCTGTCACTGCATCGGAGAGCTTAAACACTCCTGTAGTCACCACATCCTGAGCACCTGAGTACACCAAGATATTGTTCTTACCGAAGATGAATAAGAATCCATTGTGAGAGGCTAAGCCTGTTACGTTATCAGCACCGTTAGGCCATACAGAGGTAACATCCAATGAACCTGTAGAACCTCCTGACCACTTGTGACCAGAGAGAATATCAGACCAATAGACAACAGCCTTCTCGGAGGTTGTGTCTGCTACCCATAAGCGTCCATAAGCAGACAGAACAATGTTACCCTGTGGAGGTGTTCCTGAGTGTCCTGTCTTATCGTTGAGCTTGTAATAACCTGTAGTACTCAAAGCAGGATCAAACACTATCGGCTCATGTCCACCTTGGAACAGATACAAGTGTTCATTCAGGCAAGCAATCTGCCAGTTGTTAGCTGTGATGGTTGGAGCAGAGCCGCCACCACCGTAGGTTAACTCAGTCAGTGTATTACCTACCAGCTTGAATATCTTATTGTTACCTGTGCAGATAGTGTACTCAGAACCGTTATCGGTAACCAACTGACCGATAGCTGTGATGTCAGCAGAGCCTAGAGCACCACTGGCAGTATTAACCTTAGTCCAGCCTTTACGAGCACCTACACGACCATACTGATCAATGACACAGTTGGTAGCGTTAAGAGCAAAGCCTGAGGCAAGGTCTAATGAAGAATCTTGAGTGTTCAGGCCATAGAAGCCCGGAGCTGTGATGGCATACGTTTGAATTTGTTGTGCCATATGTTACACAGCCTCCCAAGTATCTTCCTCGATGTACCGTGAAGATTCAATAGCGATATAGTCAGACAAGGAAGCCTTGTACAGAGCATAGGCTTCTGAGCTTGGTAAACCACCGTCCTCACCTCGTTCAACCACTGCCCTTGCAAAGGCTCCTAACACCACAGGCTCTTTAGGAGCAAGCATTGTGTCTGAGTCACCTTTGAGTTCCTTCTGTGGGATGTACAGGTTAAAGTACAAGCTTAAGTTAGCTTCAGGAACAGGATAGAAGTCTACCTTTGTATCTCCAGTGGTGTGAACACCGTTGAAGTTATAATACATTGGTCTACCGGGATTCATGTTATTGAGCAGGTAAGCCGACATAGCTTTAGTGCTCAACGCCTTAATCTCAGACTTGTTGGTCATGTCCTGAGCATCGATAACCTTGAAGCGACCACCTGTACCAGTCAAGACATAACCGTAAGTATTAGCTATTGTCTCAATGATCAAGGTATCGGTAAGAGCATTCCAGTTATAGGCATCCTCTACTTGTCGCTTGGCATCATTAACCAATCTACCAACAAGTTTAGATAATACGTTTTCCTGAACGGTAGTTACTTCTGGTTCACGCATACGCACCAGAATGTCATTTACAAGTTCAAGGTAAGTAGGCAAAGCCATTATAAGTAACTCCAATAAAGTATTTCAAATATGATCACCAGAGGGATCAAGCGGGTCTAACACAGGTTCAAAGAACTTAACCACTGCTAACCTGTAACCAGTTGATTCTTTGTGATGCCGCTTCAATCGACTTGTGACAGTCAACTCTCGCGGTACTTCAAGCAAGATAATGGTCATCACGAACCAGTTAACCAGCAAGTCTAAGATCAAGCCGATAACCAGAGTAGGATAGCCAAAGACCTTCCCCAAGGTAGTCAGTTTGCCCATGTCTCGTACTCGCTTGATGTTCATCACTGCGGCATAGAACACATATAATCCGTAGGTAATAGCCAGAGATACACCGATGTAGATTAAGACATTTTCCATACTTACTCCGGTTTAAAGAAGGATTGTCGGAAAGGCATCCACACTGCCAAGAACTTGGGCAGGTTCTCATACGTCATCAAAAGACGATTGCCGTTCACAAACTTAAACTCAGTTGGCTGAAAGGAAGTCTTCTGCAACTGGTGTGCAATGATGACAGCGACAAGACCATTTTGGTCATCACGGGTTGCTGAACACATGACGCCTTCAAACTCAATGCCAACCATCTTTGGATCAGGTGGTGGAGGAGGGTCTGATGGTAGTGGCGTGTTTCCTTCGTCCAGCCATGCCAAATACTCGGTGTATGCGGAGTTGGCGGGGTCGAAGGGGATGCAGGCGCCGTCGCTGATGCGAATAACGCACTGCGCTGCGCGACCTCTATCATCTGGGCAGGATTTATACATTTACAGCTCCGCAGAAAAATCAACAAAACCAGATGTGGTGTTATTTGAACCAAACGTCACTGGTCGATACTGGGTCCCGCCTGAAGCCACACTCAATGCAAGCATGGCCGAATCTGGGCCATAAAAACTGGTACTGATCCCAGTAACAGCAATGTTCGTATTTGAATCATCTAGCTGCGTACTGGACTGAGAGGCAGTTGGAGATGCCCTCATGGTCACTGGGTAACGAACGCACACATAGGCAGCCGTGCCAGAACGGTAGTACCCCGAACCAAAACCAGCAAATTGAGCCCCAGTCAGCTTGGCGTAATACCGCTGACACAGCGCCAGCTCAGTGCCATACGGCCTGCGCTCAAACGGGGAAGCAACGCTGCCAGCTTCAAGCTGTACGCCTGTGATGTAGAAGGTGGCTCCGTTTGTGCCGACTACAGAGGTTGCGCCTGTGCT